GCCGCCATCCGCAGCCGCATGGAATACGCCTTCGGCGGCACGGAGGCCGCAGGCGCGCAGATGCAATGGGTGAAAGGACTGGCCGAAGAGCTCGGGCTGGAAGTCCGCACGCTGGCCGACGGTTACGCCCAGCTGGCCTCTGCCACTAAAAACATCGGTTTCACCACCGGACAAACCCAGCAGGTATTCAAAGGCGTGGCCGCCGCAGCCGCCAAGATGAACCTCAGTACCGACGAAACCAACGGCGTGCTGTTGGCCTTAAGCCAAATCGCGGGCAAGGGCAAAGTCAGCATGGAGGAATTGCGCGGCCAACTCGGCGAACGCCTGACCCCCGCGATGGCGATTGCCGCCAAGTCAATGGGCGTCACCACCGCCGAATTGGAAAAGATGGTCGAAAGCGGCATTTCCGCCGAAGCCTTCCTGCCCAAATTCGGCGCGGCGATGGAAGAGGCCTTCGCAGGCGCGGAATCGGCGCAGGCATCGGTCAACCGCCTGAAAAACCAATTTGACGAACTGTTGCTCAAGTTCGGCGAAGAAGGCGGCATCAACGCCGCCTATCAAAAACTGCTTGACGATGTCGGCGCGGGGCTGTCGTGGATAGAGGAAAAAATCGGCAGCCTTGACGGCGCGCTGACCGGCGGCCTTTCAGACGGCCTCACATCCGCCTACGAACTGATTAAAGAGGTCGGCGCGGAAGCCTATGAAGCCTTCGGCAGTCTGATGGACACCATCAACGAGTGCGGCAATGCCCTGCTGACCGTGGCGGGTATCGGCGGCAACGGTGACTTCGACCTGCTCAAAGGCATCATCGACGGCCTCAATATCGGCCTGGGCACGCTGCGCGACGGCGCGGCAGGCTTGGGTATCGCCTTCGAGGCCGCCGTCGGCGTCATCGAACTGGCCTTGTCGTCCGTGGCCAAAGGGTTGGCCGCCATCACATTCGGCGACCTATCGGCCAACTTCGAACAGGCGGCGGAAGAAATGCTGGCCTCCGCCGACAAACATTTCGGCAAGGCGCAGGAAAAAGCCCTCGCCTTCGAAAGCAAGACGGCAGAGGCCGTGGCGCACGCGGCGGAAACCGAGGCGCAACGCTTCGCGCGGCTTGAGGCCGAAGCCCGCACCGCCTATCAGGCCGCCGCACAGTCCGCCATCGATGCCGCCGCCCGGGCCGTACAGGCACAGCAGGCGGCACAGGCCGCCGTCGGCACGGCACAGGAGGCCTCCGCCGCCAAAGCCGCACAGGAAGCGGAAAAGGCATCGTCCGCCGCCAAGCGCGAGGCGCAAAAAACCGAAGAGGCGTGGGTTAAAGCCTTCGAGAAAACAGGCGGCAGTGCGGAGGAGCTGGCTAAAATCAAACAGCCGCTGCGCGATGCCGGCATCGTGGCGGACGAAACGGCGGCCAAAGTCGGCAATATCGGCGGCGAGGCGCAGAAAGCCGCGCAGGCAGTGGAGGCCGCATTTGCCAAAATCGGCGTGGACGTGGGGCAGGTAACGGACGGCATCAGCCAAAAGGCACGGCAGGCGTTCAAAGACTTTCAGACGGCCTCCGACGAGGCAAAAAAGGCCGGTATCGAACATTCCGCTCTGATACGCGCGGGTTTCGAACAGATGATGGCCAAACTAGAAAGCAGGCAGGAATTTGCCGCTTTCGAACGACAACTGAAGCAGAGCGGCGACGCGGCCGCCCTGACGCGCGAACAGATGCAGCGTTTGAACGACGCGGCGAAAAACGGCGCGGGGGAAGCCAAAACCGCCTACGACAGGCTGGCCGCAAGCATCAAAAACGCCGCTTCCGCCGCCGATTTGCAGCGTGCGGCCGCACAAGCCAAGGAAGCGTTTAAAAACGGCATCATCACCGCCGCCCAATACGACCAGGCCGTCGCACAGGCCAAGGCACGGACGGACGAACTGGCCGCCGCAGCCGCCACCGTCGGGCAGCAGGCCGAAACGGGCTACGCGCAGGCATCGCAGGCCGCCGAACGCTACGGTCAAACGGTCAGGCAGGCCGCCGACGGCCACAAAGAGGTCGGCCGGGCGGCGCAGGCATCCGCCCAAACGGCAGGCGGCGCGTGGGGCAAGATGACCGTCAACGTCCACGACTACCTGAGCATGACGCGCGAACAAATCCGGGCGATGGGCGACGCGATGAAAACCCTCACCCCGTTGGGCAGCATCGGCACGGCGGGAATCAACGGCGGCTTTAAAGAGTGGGCGGCACGGGTTAAAACCTTCAAAGACGGCGTCAGGGAGGCGGAGGCGGCAACCGAGGCACTCAACCGCGCCGTATCGGACGGCACGGTGAATATGGAGATGATTAACCGTGCCACCGCCGCCGCCACCTTGCAATTCGGGCGGCTGGACGATGCCACGTTGGACAAACTCAATGCCGCCGTTGCCGCCGCCCGCGACAAAATGGCCGCCCTCAAAGACGAAGCTGCCGATACCGTGGCCCAACTGCAAACCGAGCTGGCCCGGTTGCGCGGCGACGGCGAACAGGCCAGGCGGCTGGAAGAAGAGCGCAAACTGCGCGAATTGAACGTGAAGCTGGCCGAAGCCGAAGCGCAGGGCAACAGCGAGGCCGCCGCCCGATACCGGCAGGCCGTCTCCCTGCAGCGGCAGATTTACCGCGAACGCGCCGAGCAGGAAGAACAGGCCGAAAAGGTGCGGGCGGAAAACCCGCAGGCCGGCCTTGCCGCCGCCTTCGAGGCCGCGCCGCCGCAAATCGGCATCCCGCTGTCCGATCTGCAACGCCTGATTGAGGCGCGGGACAAACGGGTGGCCGAAGCCGCCGCCGAACGCGTGATTGCGGGGCTGGAGGCGGCATTCAGGCGCACGGTGTGAAAAGCGCAAAAAAGGCCGTCTGAACGGGGCAAACCTGTTTCAGGCGGCCTTACTGCATCTGTACGACCAGCCGCCTCGGCCGCCTGCCCCTACCATATCAGCATCAACCGTTACCCTATAACCGCATCATGAGCGACCAAGACTGGCGGCTGCGCCGCAAAGACAACCGCGCCGAAATCACCCTGCCGCAGGATATGCGCTGGACCGACGAGTTTGACTGGACAAAAACCGCCCAGGCCGAGCCGCAGCGCACCTTGTCGGGCGGCCTCGTCATCCAGCAGGGGATAAAGCAAAACGGCCGCCCGGTCACGTTGGCGGGCGATTGGGTATGGCTGCCGCGCGCCACCCTCGACACCCTGCGCGAATGGGCGGATACGCCCGAATTGGAGATGGTGCTGGAGCACTACGACGGGCGCGCGTTCGACGTTGTGTTCCGCCTGCACGAAGGCCTGTTTTCCGACCTTGAGCCTGTGCGTTTTGCCACGCCCGAAACGGGCACGGAACGCTACACGGCAACCATCCGTTTAATGACTGTTTAAACCCGCTTTAAAACCGTTTTAAAAAGGCCGTCCGAAATGTCAAAAACCACCCGACTGACCCAACAGGATTTACAGATTTATCCCAGCCAGCGCATGACCGATACGCCCGACGGCGGCGGCCGTATGGTGGGGCAGCCGTTGAAAGGGGAGGACAACGAAATCTTCCCAATTGTGTCGGACGTAGACCGTACGATGGGCAGTTTTGACGCCCGCCTGCTTTATTCCGCCGTGCTACGCGACGACAAAGAGCCGCTGTACGGCGGCCATTTCATCATCAGCGAGCCGCCGCGGGCGGACAACGTGTCCTATCTGGCCTTTAAGGCGCGCAATTACGGCGAAACGCGGCAGGACATCATGCCGCGCATCGAGGCTTACAGTGTGCCGACCATCGAAGGCCGGATGACCATGATGGGTAAACACTTGGCGGGCGTGCGCCTGATACAGGCCTATCAGCGCATTGAGGCGCCGCTGCCCAAGGTCGGCGAACGCTACTGCCTGCAATTCGAGGACAAATCCAACGCGCAGACCGCCTACCGTTACGAATATTTCCGCATCGCCGACTTAAACCACGAGGTGCGGACGTTTGAGGTGCCGATGCCCAACGGCGACGTGCGCGAAATCCAACGCCGCGTCGTGAAGATGGAAATCACCAACCCGCTGGCCAACGACTACGAGGGGGTGAAGTACCCGCAGGAGGGCTATGCCCAAACGGCGGTGCGCATCCTCGAAACGCAGGTGGCCGATTCCGCCGCCTACTACGGCGTGAAGCCGGTCAAAACCGAACTGAAACGGGGGGATTTGACGGTCTCCGTAAAGGAAATTTACGAGAAACTCGTGCCCACCGCCACGGCGGAAACGCCGTATGCCGACCGCTACCCGGTCATCGGCGGCGAATGGGTACCCTCCGCGCCCGAGTCCGCGGTGTACGGCCTGTCTGGTACGGCCTACCCGAACGATACCCTGTACCTGCCGCACGGCGTGCTGCCCGGCTCGGTCAAAATCGACGGCTACCGCGACAACGGCTTGGGGCGGCTCTCCGGCAGCGGCGGCGCAAGCCTGTCCGTCGATTACGAGCGCGGCATGATACAGGGCGTGCGCGGCATCTACGGCCTGAATGTAACCGCCGTACCGGCGGCCAAAGTGAGTAACGCGCGCCACACGGCCTACATCGAAATCAAAGACGGCAATCAGGGTACGGCATGGGCACCCCTGCTGCAACCCGCGCCCGCGCCCGGCAGCCTGACCGTCTCCTATATGTCGCTGGGCGTGTGGTACGGCCTGAGCGATGCCGGCGACTACATTCTGCGCGCCGAAGACGGCACGGCGGCGGGTACGGTATCCGATACCGGCTCCGCCGTGCTGACCCTGCCCGCACTGCCGGACGTCGGCAGCCGCATCGTGCTGCAATGGGGCGATGCGTCCAACTACCGTACCTTTGATGCGCAGGCCTCGGGTAAAACGCCCGTTGTGCGGCAGGTATCGGGCAGCGCGCTCGTGCCGTCCGCGCCCGCAGGCTACATCAAGCCCGGCAGCCTGCGCCTGTCGTGGAACGGCAAAACGGCGCAGGACGACAAAGGCCGTCTGAAAGGGCAGGCGCAGGGGTATGTGGACTATATGCGCGGCGCGGCGGTGGTAACGGGCGGGCTGGAAGCCGCCCCCGTAACCGTGTCCTATCAGGCCTATACCGGCAAAGAGGTGGCGGCGGCAATAAACGATGTCGGCGCGGCCGCGCTGGACACCCGCATCGGCAAAACCGCGCCCGGCAGCCTGCAGCTGGCCTTACTCTACCGCGCGTCCGCCGCAGCGGGCACGGCCCGTTGGGTGAAGGCCGAATACAACAACCTGTCGGTCGGCGGCAACATCCTCGCCCGCGAGAAACACGACGTCAAAATACTGGCCGACTCGGCCAAATACCAAGGGCAAACCCTGATCCGCCTGACCGACGACGGCAACGGCGGCCTGCTGTTGCCCGACGGCACGAAATTAAACGGTGCAAGCATAGACTACGCCGACGGCCATATCGTCATCCCGGACGCGAAAACGGCGGGCATCCCCATCCGCATCACGCTGAAGACCGGCGAAACCGCCACCGTCGCCCCGGGCGCGTCCGTTACCGACTACGACGGCGGCACGTCCTACCTGCTGACCGAACGCACGGTAACGGGTGTTTCCGTCTTCATCGAGCAGGCGGCGGCCTCGCGCATCGCGGATACGGCGGTGCGGACGGTATCCGTTACCGAAACCCCGTCCAACCTGAGCGCGAGCATCTACAACGGCACGCAGGGCGGCGCACCCGTCTTCAACACTTGGGCGTTTGAAATCGGCGGCGTAAAAATCATCGAACGCAACGGTACGCTGTACCGCAACTGGGACTACGCGAAAGGCACGGGCGAGGCCGTCGGCAGGCTGACGGACGGCGGCGAAATCACCTTTACCGCCGAAAACCTCGACTTTGCCGCCCTGAAAATCACGGCGGGCATCCTCGCCAAAAACACCGAACGCGTCTACGCCTATGCGGGACGCACCGAAGCCGCGCCGGTCAAACCGGAGAGCTTTACCGTCTATGCTGTGGCAAACGGCCAAACCGTCAGCGGCCGCGCCGATGCCGACGGCCATATCACGGGCGGCATCACCGGCAGCATCCACTACGAAACGGGTTTCTACCAAATCGCCGCTTCAGACGGCCTGATTGCCGAAACACTGCGCTACAACGCCGTCACCCAAGACCACATCCCGCTCGACAGCTCGATTATCGGCATCGATTCCGTCCGCCTGCCGGCCGACGGACGCGTACCCGTCTTCCGCAAGGGCGACATGGTCGTCATCGGCAACCGCCTCAAACAGGATTTGGGGCAGACCTTCACGGGCGGCCAAACCATCGCCCTCGCGCGGCAGAACCTAGACCGCGCCTGCCTGCTGGACGCGCAGGGCAAACACGTTTCGGCGGAAAAATACAGCATTGATTTGGCGGCGGGCAAACTGACCTTCGCCGAGCCGTTGAGCCTCGCAGGCCACACCCTGCCGCTGACCGCCGTCCTCGCCTGGGAAGAAGAGAACCGCATCACGGCCGCCGACGTTTCGGGCCGTCTGAAACTGCAAACCCCGCTGACCCGCGACTATCCGAAGGAAAGCACATACGTTTCCTCCGCCCTGGTCGGCGGCGACCTGCTGGTACGCGCCACCGAACCGTTTGCACAAAAAACATGGGACGGCGTGTGGGCGGAGGGGGTGCGCGGCGACCCGATACTGGCCCGCCTCAATACCGCCAACTACCCGATGGCGCTGAAAAGCAACGGCGCGGTAACCGAACGCTGGCTGATCCGCTTCACGGGCGAGAACACCTACCAACTGTACGGCGAGACGCTGGGGCTGGTGGTGCAGGGCGACACCGTTACCGACCTCGCCCCCCCGAACCCCGCCACCGGCAAACCCTATTTCACCTTACCGGCGGCCGCGTTCGGCGGAGGCTGGTCGGCGGGCAACTGCATCCGCTTCAACACCTACGGCACGCCGATGCCGGTGTGGATATTGAGGAGCGTGCAGCCATCCGCCGCACGGCAAACGGAAAAAGACGGCTTCACCGCCTGCCTGCGCGGCAACACCGTGGCCGAATAACATTTCGAAAGGAAAAAATCATGTTTCAAACCGAACGCGTGCCCGTCACCGTCTACCGCTCCACCGACGAGGGCGCGCCGCAGCTTTCCGCCGCCCCCGGCAGCCTGAAGACCGTTTTAAAAGCCTGCCTGACCAACGGCTACGGCACAAAACAGCCGCTGGGCTGGGAAATGCAGTACGAAAACGGCCACGCCGCCTGCTGGCGCAGTAAGCACAACCGCGCCACGGGGGCGGTACTTTCCCTTGACGACAAGGGCGGCTACGGCCTGATGCAGGTGTTTCAGACGGCCTCCTCCGCCACGGCGGGCGACAAGCCGCTCATCGGGTACAGTTCCGGCTACGACAAGTTCTCCTATTTCTCCCGTAACGCAGCCAATGCCTGGGTATTGGTCGGCCATGCGCGCGGATTCGTCTTCATCCTGCCGACCGACAAGAACGTGGCTGCCCCATTCCTTATCTTCGGCGACTACGCGGGACTGGGCGTGTTGCATCAGGAAAACGTTTTTGTTGCGGGCGGGTTTTCCAATGGCACAGAATACAGCTACTCGAGTAGAAGCGTCCTTTATTTTACTTACGATTATCTGGCCACCAAAAAAAGCATCTTCACGGGCATGGTGTCGCTGGCCGATACCTACGGCGGCAAATACCCGTCTCCCGTCGCCAACGGCTTCTCGGCCTCGGAAATCTACCTTACCGAGGGCGGTGCGGGAAAAACCTCACCCCTGCGCGGCCTGCTGCCGGGCATCCTCCGCATTGCTGAGGAAATGCCCGATTTCACCGCCGTCCCCGTCGGCACGGTTTATGACAACCTCGACGCATCGGGCGACGCCTACCTGGCCTTTAGTATCAACACCACATCCCGCGTGAACGCGCTGGTCAATCTAAACGCTTGGGAATTGTGATGAATACCGTCATCCGCAGCCGACCGCGCGTTAAAACCTTCCCGCGCCACAACCGAATCGCCAATTTGGCCGTCAAAACCCGCCCCCTCCTGTCTGCCCACTGGAAATACGGCGGCGACGGCATCATCGCGGGCGAAGGCGAGGGTATTGTCACCGTCGGCGGCACGCCCGCCTCCCGCCGCATCTACCTCTTTGCCCGCCCGACCATGGAACTGGTGGACGCGCAATGGAGCAGGGACGACGGCACATACCGTTTTGCCCGCCTGAATACCGAAACGCAGTACATGATGATAGCCGCCGACCATAAGAAACAGTACGAGCCGGTCGGCTACGATTACATTACCCCCGTTACCGACCAACCATGACCCGTCCGCTGCCCCTGTCCGTCCCAATCAATGCGCGTCCGCCGTCCGACCGCCTGCCACTGGCTTTCAGACGGCCTTTGGGCGGCAAGCCCGAAGACGGCGGCCATGCCCCGTCTGTACCCGGGCGCATCCCCGTCGCGAAAAGCTGGGGCTTTGCCGCCTACGAAGCCGCAGATGCGGCGGTGTGTGCCGCACAGGCGCAGGCGGCGGCGGGCGTATCGCTGGATTGGACACACCTGCCGAAGGGGTCGGCAGGCATATCCGCCTGCATCGCGGCGGCAACGGCGGATACCGCCGCCCTACACCTCGGGCGTACGGTAAACCATACCCCTTCGGTCCGCCGCGCAGGCTGCACCCACACCGCAAGCAAGGATGCCCCGCCGCTGCGGCACTGCGGCCGAAGCACGACCGCTGCCGCCGCCCCGCGCTACCGCTGCACGCTTGCCGCCCAAACCGCCACAGGCCGTCTGAAAACCTGCACCCGTCCCCGTCACGGCGCAACGGACGGCACGGGCATATGCCGTCACGGGTACGCCGCGCCCGCCGCAGGCATCCACACCTGCCGCCGCGCCGAAAACGAAACGGCCAAAATCCCGCCGTGCGAATACTACCCGCTGCCGATACCCGAACCGCAGCCCGACGGCCTCAAAACCTACATCTGCGAACCGCGCCCGAAAGCCGACAGGATGCACCTGCGCTTCAGGCGCAAGAAACTCGGCCACGACCCCGGCCGCATCCCCCTTGCGTTTGCCTGCCATACCGTGCAGGGCGTGCCCGTCAGAAAGGCCTACATCATGCTCAACCGCGTTACCGCAAGCTTCGACAACGGCAAACCGCTGGATATCCTCGCCGCATCCTTTGCCGCCGACACCGGCGGCTACTGCTGGCAATGCTCCGTCACCCTGCCGCCCGACTCTTTCGCCCGCCTGAATATGGATGGGCGCGATAAGGGGAAGGAGGCCGTCATCACCGTGGAAGCCGCCGGCCATACCTTTGTCTTTATCGCCGAAGAATACGGCGACACCCGCCGCTTCGGCCAAAAAGACTACACCGTTTCAGGCCGCAGCCTGACCGCCTACCTCGGCGCGGACTACGGCAAACCGGGCAGCGGCACGTATCAAAACGCCGTCTATGCCCGCCAAATCGCCGACGCACAGCTTGAGTTTAGCGGCTTTAAAGTCATCGGTTGGCACATCCCCGACTGGTTGGTGGCGGGCGGCAGCTACGCCGTGACCGGCAAAACACCGATGGCCGTTTTGCGGGAGCTGGCCAAAGCGGCGGGCGGGTTTGTCGAAAGCGACCCGCACCTGCCCGTCGTCCGCATCAAACCGCGCTGGCCGAAGGCCGCCTGGCAGATTGCCGAAGCCGCGCCAGACGCAACCGTGCCGTCGTCCGTCATCCTGCAAATCAACGGGCGGCGTACCGTTTCCGAACGCTGCAACGGCGTATTCGTCTGGGCGGAGCACGCCAAAGGCCGCGCCGGCGACGTATACCGGCAGGGCAGCAGCCGTGAACCGCGCGCCGCCGCCCTGACCGATACCCTCTACACCGATACCGACGTTTTAACGGCAGCCGGCATGGCGGCCTTGAGCGATACCGGCATTCACAAAACCGAAACCGTACTGATGCCTGTGTCGGAAAAATACGGCATCCCCTTGGCGCAGCTCGGCCAAATCTGGCAGATACAGGAACCGGAAGGCCACTGGCAGGGCGTGATCACCGGCATCACGCTGACCGTCGAAACCGAAAACGGCGCGCCGAAAATCACACAAAGCGCAGTAATCGACCGCTATATGGACAAATAAGGGAAAGATTGAAAATGAACGTCTTGCAAAGGCTGAACGCCGTCTTGGACAGGAAAAGCACGGGCGTGGCGAAAATCACGGGACACCTCGGCGGCAATGCCTGGGCGGCGCAAAGCCAAACGGGCGGCAACCTGATACTGACGGGCGAAGCGGAGATGGGCGGACGGGTGTTTTACGATCAGCACACCAACCGCATCACAGGCCGCGCCCCCGATTTGGCCGTTACCGACCTGCCGCTGGTTTGATGCAGTACGACCGGCCCGAAAAGGCCGTCTGAAAACATACAATAAGAAATATCTCATCTAAAGAGGGACGGCGACACACCGGTGCAGGAACACCGATGCGCCAGCCAAGCGGAAAGCACCCGCATGACTTCGAGGCCGTCTTGCCTGTACAGGCGGCGGCGATTGTAAACCAATCGGAGACCATGCACCATGACTATCTACCGCGAACTACGCTGCGCAGCCTGCAGCAAATTACTGGCCGTTGGCAGCGGCACCGTACAAATCAAGTGCCAACGCTGCAAAACAGTAAACCAATTCAGTTCTTTAACAACCCAGAGCACCCAGAGTGCCGAAACTGCGAACCCCACGCAGAAAGGCACTTATGTACCGCAAAGCCCCACTACCGTTCACCGGCCAAAAACGTAACTTTTTAAAGCTGTTTAAACAGGTGTTAAACGACCATATCCCCGGCGATGGGGAGGATTGGATAATCTTAGACGCCTTTGGCGGCTCCGGCCTCTTGTCTCATACCGCCAAACAATGCAAACCGGCCGCCCGCGTTATTTATAACGACTACGACGGCTACAGTGAGCGCCTGCAACACATTCCCGACATCAACCATTTGCGCCGCCTGCTTGCCGGGCTGCTGGCCCCCGTTCCACGCAGCAAACTGGTACCGCCGGCAATTAAGGCCGCCATCGTGGCTGCCATCCGCAGCTTCGGCGGCTATATCGACCTCGACTGCTTGGTTTCATGGTTGCTATTCAGCGGCAACACCGCCGCCGATTTGGACGAGCTATGCCGCAAAACCATGTACAACTGCATCAGCCTCAGCGACTACCCCGAAGCACAAGACTACCTGCAAGGCGTGGAGATAGTCGGCCAATCCTACCGCGAGCTGCTACCGCAACATATTGGCAACCCGCGCACGTTATTAGTGCTCGACCCGCCCTACGTCTGCACCCAGCAGGGCAACTACCGCAAGGCCGCCTACTTCGGCATGGTAGAGTTTCTGCGCCTGATGGCAATGGTGCGGCCGCCATTTGTCTTCTTCTCCAGCACCCGCAGCGAACTACCCGCCTATCTCGACCTCGTGGCCGAACTGCACCTGCCCGGATGGGAGCGTTTTGCAGGCAGCCAAACCTTGACTGTGAGCAGCACCATCAACCGTAATTCGAACTACGATGACCACCTGATTTATAAGTTCTGA